ACAGGATAAGGAGTGACATCAACAGCCCTGCTTGGATAAGCATTATGACGGCCATTTGGGTATTTAACCTTTGACTTACCTTCGTCAAAGTAACGATTTTGTTCTTCTTCGCCACGATGACCTTGGAGCACTGAACAATCCACGTGCTTAATAACTTCATTAAATATCTCCTGCAATTTAGGATGTGCTGTTTCTAATCTTTTTATTGATGATTTACCGAATCTTGGCATTATTATTTCCTTTTATTAATTGGGTTAGTATTTTTTTCTTTATTTAAGATTATACACCTTGACTTCCATCATAAACTAAAACTACTGTAGCGTTTGTATCATTAGCATCATTAGTAGGGTCAAAGCTAATAGCTATTATATCCCCTGCACTAAATGTATTGTTTGATGTAAAATCAAATTTATATGCAGTATCATCTGTTGTCATGTCTACTGTAACTGTAGCACTTGCTGTAGAGCTTGGAACTTCTGTCCCTGTTGAAGATTTATGCAACGCTACATCAGTTGAGCCACAAGCCTCTTCACTTCTTATAATTACTTGGTCTAAATAACCATCAAATGGAACTACAAAATGCCGCCATTCATTACCACCTGATAGTATTGTACTTTCAGAAGTAGTTGCGCCAAGAGGTATATATACTTTTGTTCCTACTTGAGGTTGATAATTAAACCCACTTGCCCTTATATCTCTAATTGTATTATCTACATAAGCCTTTACAGATTGCTGAGTAGCTAAAGCATTTGCATCATTAGATGTCATATCATCTTCATCTCTTACTATATCAACAGCAGGGCCACCATCATTAAATGATAATCTTGCTATATTTATTAATCTTGAATCGTTAAAATCCACATTAGATGTAGAGGATATGATTAAATTTGTTCCATCTCCTTTTATATACTCACCTGCATCACCAAATTCTATCTTAACATCATCATCCATGTGTATATCACCAGTAATAGTGACATCACCAGCAAGAGGTACTTTAGTAGTATCATCAACTACAAAATCCATATCATTAGTAGCATCTTGATAGGTTATAGTTATGCCTGTATGAGTTCCTGAAGCATTGGCTATTAACGCTCCTGCATAATCTTCAACTTCTTCTTGTGTAAGAGTAGGAATATCTTGCCATTCAGGAATACCATTAGTATCATGTCCTAAAAACTTCTCATCAGCCGACTGAGCTCCCTTAGGTACTGCGTAATTAGGAGCATGCGCCCCATTGTCAGAAACGTATACTCTGCCTAGGCCTATATTAACATTACCATTAAAAACTGCACCTCCTGAGACAGTTAAGGCAGCATAGGTAGGACTAGTACCTGAAACATTTGAAAAAGATAAAGCCCCATTACCGTCTGTTACTAAAACTTGGCCATCTAAACCATCAGCGCTTGGAAGGGTAAATGATATATTTTCGCTCATTGAATCACTAGCATCGAGCATCACTTTATGCGAAGAACCTTTCAAGGATAAAGTATTATTAATATCAACAGAAGCTGAATCCAATTCTATTATAGCTCCATCTGCAGGAGCACTTAATAATAAATCATCTGAAAGAGAAGGATTTTGAAGATATGGTACATCTGAGCCAGTTTTTGCAAGTTCTATAGTAGAATTTTTAGCTATCTTAATACTTTCAAATCTAACATTAGAATCTGTAGCAATATCTTGAACTGTTCCAATAGTAATTCTAGGGCCGGATATTGTTCCACCAAGCGTATCTAATATAGTACTATAACGTGTGCTTGTAGTCTGATTTGCCACTCCTTCAATTTGTAGCAAATCTAAATTTTCCATAAAATTTAAATCTGTAAAATAATTCCCAAGTGAACTTGAAGTATTTACAGTATATTGAGAGTCTACGGCCCCTTCCTCATCAAAACTCCATGCCTTTATATTAGAACTATCATCAATAGCTTCTTCATTATCATCAAAATCCGTAGGAGCTTCATTTAATGTACTAGTATTGCTTGTTTGATGTCTAATTACATAAAAGACATTATCTAAAGCTTCAGCTATAAAAAGCCCATTAAATGAACTTTCTGACATATTATAATGAAATATAGGGAAAGTTTCCCCTTCAGAATAACCGTGGGTTAAAGCATAAAAATTATTAGTAACTTTACAAAAAACAGCATCATAGCTATAAACAGTTTCATTTTCATCAACCCATGAAGGAGCAGAAGAAAAGTTACCTAGTAGTTCTATAGTTGAATCTGTGTTTTGCCTATCAGAAACATAAGCAGTAGGGTTTATTGCGCCAGATGCTGGTGTATCACCTATTATACCCAGTCTTGAAAAAGGTACGTCACCACTTAAACTAGGCGATGCCCATGAAAGTATACCAGTAGATGTAGTTTTTAAAAATTTATTAGAGCCTGGAGAGACGGCTAAATCAACAGCAGTAATATTACCACTATTACTAGCATCACTGGAACCACCATAAAGTATTTTACGCCAACTACCCACTAGTTAGCCTTCTTTTTGTTAGCTGTTCTTAGTCTTTTTTTTTTGGGGTTGCAGGAGCCGCTTCCTGCTGTGGAGGGTCTGCAATGGTTCCTAGTTTTTGTATTAATTGTGCTACTCCCATTACTTCGTTACCTTCAAACTTTGCTCTACCAACTATTTGTAGTAAAGCCTGTGCTTCTTCTTTTGATATGCTTGGTGCAATCATTAATGTACTCCTCTTATAATTTCTTCTTTATTTACAATGTATTCGTGCAACTGTTCTATTTTAGTTGTCACAGCCATTGCAAGTTTTAACTCTGAGCCAGGTATAGAGACTCTATTTAATACTGAAAGTAAAAATCCAGTATCTTTCACGTTTAGTCCGATTTCGCCCGGACTTAGCTTATTCTCTTTTTGTTCTATCATTTATCTTCCTATATGTATGCCATTAAAACACCATTCACAAGACCAATAGCTTTATCTCCTGAAGCTGGAGTTGCACTTGTGTTTGCATACTCATTTGCAGTGGCAAATGTTATGCCTTTAGACATAAGCTCTTTTAAATCAGTATATGAATTGGTATCTTGGTTGTTTGGAGTAACTGTTGTCTCTTGGTTTAAAGTAGCGAGTACGAAACAATTCTCTGTGTTTAATATCTTTCCGCCTTTTGCATAATCTGCTCCATCAGCATTGCTTGTTCCAAACACTATACCAGTATCAGCAGTACTAGAATAATCATCGTAAGACCCGTCACTATTAGTATCTACAACATTTAAATGTATAATATTGTCAGTAGAAGCAAAATTGGATGTTGATGTCATAACACCACCACCATAGAAAATTACGTTATCTCCAAAAGTCACATGAATATCACCTGCAGGGGACTGAGTAAATAGATAATGAGTACTTGTACCATCAGATTTTATAGCTGCATACGTCTGTGTTCCATCATCATCGTATTGAGGCCATTCCTCTATAGTAAATGTAACACTAGCAGAACTACCAGTACCTATTGAAGCTGAATCTGACGCTAAGGATACTTTAACAAATAAATCTTCTTGGTCAGTCTCAACCCAATAAGAGTCAGCAGGAACGACTGCACTGGCTCCACTAATATTGTTCATAGTTAAATCTATTGTAGTTCCTGTCCCATCCCAAGTAACATCTGCTCCTGAAAAAACTATAAAGTCCTCTATAGAAGTAGCATTACTATTTTCTATTGTCAAACCACCAGAAGCTAAATTTACTGTTCCGTCTGCAGTCAGGCTTCCTTTAATTGTAGTATCTCCTTTTAAAGTCAATGTCGAGTTATTGGAAGAAGCACCTATATTAATGACAGAAGCAGGAAGAGTTGCTATATTTACATTACCAGTAGAGTCTAAAGTTGTAAATGCACCAGTTGATTTTACTGAAGCACCAATGGGAGTATTATTTACAGTACCGCCAGAAATTGTTAAATCATTTGCAACATTTGCATCAGCTATAGAAGTACCAGTCCATATACCTGTAGTTATTGTACCTACAGTGTCGATACTATCATCACCAGTATAAGTGCCTCCAGCAACTGCAGCTAATGTACTATTATACGCCTGAACATCTGTGCCAATTACTAAGCCAAGGTTAATCCTTGCTCCTGCTGCATCGCTTGCTCCTGTTCCACCATGAGATACTCCAACATCCGTTCCTTGCCAAGTACCAACCCCAATTGTTCCAACAGTTGCAAGAGTGGAAGCGCTAGTCATGGAGTTGGCTGAAGTTATATTGTCTTGAGAACCTGCTAATGCTACTGCGCCGGCTGCACTAACCGAACTTATATCTCCAGATAAAGTAACAGAATCAAACGAACCAGTACCAGTAGAATCATAGACAATCATATCACCATCAGCAATATCAGCAGCGATAGTTGTATCAGTTAAGTCAGTAAAAGTAGTTGTAGCATCTTTCCATACAAGTTGCGATGCATCGTCTGGGCTAATTGTTAAAACTTGATTTACTGCTCCAGCGCTATATCCTGTTCCACTATTTACATCAGCATCTACTACTGAGAAATCTGAAGAGTCTGTATCCCACTTAACAGCTAAATCTGAAGGTGCAATTTGACCATTTAACAGGCCTGTATTTGTCGATGTATCACCAGATGTATTTGATACTAATATTTTTTTCCAACTTGCCATAATTTACTCCTAGATAAGTCCTATTTTTTCAGTAGCTAGCGAATCTAATGTCGTCACTGCTGATGTTAATGTGTTGTAATTTGGTGTTGAAGATGCATAATTCTTTCTAACTATATACGCAACTTCTTTACTTAATTTTGGTACTAAAACTTCTTCACATTTCTTAGCTATAGCAGTACCACCATCGCTATTTGTTTCTTTAAATGTATAAACCTTGTCATCTATAACCCAAAAAGGTGTAGGTAAATTAGTGCCATTAATGCACCAATTCTTACCCTTAACAACACCATTCTTGATTTGTGGGTTAAGCTGATTCAAACCATTACTATTCTCATTGGCAGAGGTTATAGTAATCTCGGTCATATCTGTACCATCATTACTATTAATGGCGGAATAAGCCGCTTTCATAGCCCTTTTAAATCCTTCGTGAAAACCTTTCTTTTCATCAATAGGAACAGGGTCGTCCTCAATAATATTTTTTAAAATACTAGCAGCTTCTGTTCCGATATAGTCTACACCCTTAATAGATTTATTTTTCTGGGCTTTAGCTGTAAAAATAACTGGATGCTCAAAACCAGTAGCCAAAGACAATGCTGTAGTTCCATCACTATCATAACCTTTTGCTCTAAGCTTAGCTGTTTTTCTATCAAGATTTACAATAGCTTTAATGTCTCCAGCAGCAGAAGTTAAAGTAGCTGAGTATATATCCACCCATGCATTACTATCTTCGTTTTGAGTTTGTATTTTAATAACATCATAAGGAGAAGAACTTGTGTATCCTGAAAACTTAACTTCTACATATACTCTATATGCATCGAAGTTTAAGCCTAAACTATTCGGTGCTGTTGGTTTACTTATGGATTGATAATATGCCATTAATTACTCCCCACTTTTGCATAAGCGTCTCCATTATAAAAAGTAAATCCATGGGCAGAACTAAATGTAGGAAGTTCATCATTTGCGTCCATCTGTATAGTATCTCCTAAATGTAAACCTTTACTGTTTACCTTGAAAACCGTAACCCCATTAACATCATTAATCTGAAATATATCGTCAGCTCCTGACAGCTGTGAGTGTAATACAAATACCCCATCTTTTGAAAGAGTTAGTAATGGCTGTGATTTAGCATTGCTAAATTCAAGAACGCTATCTTTACTAACATACCTTAATCCAAAATCATTATCTGAGCCATAGTACTTATAAGTATCATCAGCAGTGTAATCCTGAGCTACATATTTTGTATATTGCTCTGCAACAAAGTTAGAATTAACATTAATATAACTGTCATTAGTAAAGGAACTTGTAGCTGTCTTGTCGTTAGTAAAAGCCATTAAAACTCCTGTGGTATTGTTTGTCCACTACTATAGTGTTGCATCTTAGCATATTTCTTAGCCATTTTAATGCACTTAATATACTCAGCTTCAAAATATTGAGCCAAGTCTAAATTTAGATTTCTTGGGTCTTTATAACCATCAGATATAACTTTATATGTTAATCCTTGATGAAATTGTGCTGGTATTATAGAAGCACCATTCAAATCTTCTGTAAAATGGTCTGCTAATGCAGTGCAGAAAATTCGTATCTCTTTATCATCTTCAGTAATAGATTTCCATTCACCATTAACTTTTTCGACTATACCAATATTCCCACGTTCTATAAAATATGCATATTCTTTGTTTGTAGCCATTAATCTAGCACCAAATATTCCATAGCTAATTTTTGACCTGTACTATTGAAAGTACCATCTGTATCAACAGTTCTTACTTTTATATTGTCAAGGGGAACAAGATTGCGGTTATCGGATTTTAAAATAAGTCCCTCGCCTTTATTAAGAGTAGCAATAAGCAAGTTATTTGCTTGAACCTTTAAAGCTCTTTCAAGGGGCGCCCCAAGTTCAGTTGCACTTTCAAACTGGTGTCCTGTATTTTTTACAAAAATAAATGATGCAGTAGTATGGTTACTGAAGTTGTAATGGTCATCATCTGGAGCTTCAAAGTAATTTACTGTTTGATTTAGATACCCCTGATTAGCAGCTGTCGCCATCTCATCATTGTAACTGTCTACTACAGCTTGGCCACTACACCCTAAAGATTTACCAACTTCACTCGCTATCGTAGTAACCTTTGTATCGTTTTCAGTAGTTACTTCCTCTATAGGAGTACAGCTTATTGAGTAAGTTATTTTATTTGCCATTTATATCCCTATGTTAAATCTGTTTCATCTAATTGACCTACTAATCTAGGTATATTTTTACCTTCAACATCTACTCTACGTATTTTTAATACTGTATTGCCTAAGAAATAAAATCTCTGGTCTGCAATAGACGAATCTTTAAAAGAAGTATCATTTATGTCTGTCTGAGCACTAAAATCATCTGAAGCTCTATTTAAAAGTATTCGAGCCTCTTTCTCTCTTATATGAGGATGATGCTGATGTATTAATTCTATTAATTCTTTTTGTTTCATTAGCTTTGTGGGGCTTGAATAAAGCCTTCATTATATAATTGTTTAACGTATTGTAATTGCCCTGCCAACCATTGGTATTCTGTAGTATCTTTTGCCATATTTGCCTGGAATTTTGCATTTTCAGATTGTAATGAATTAGTATATACCTGAACTGCTGCTTGTAAATCAGCGTTCTGTTTAGCCATATTATATCCTGTCTCTGCTTGATACTCCTGTAAAGCTTTAGATACTTTTTGTTGATAATCTTGAGCTTCATTCTGAACTCTTGCAATTTCATTCTGTATATTCTGTCCATATTCTGCAAGTAGTTGTCCATAATCTATTTGGTAATTTTGAATAACAGTATTAACTTCTGCTTGATATGCTTGTACTTCAGCTGAATATTTCTGAAGTTTTAATCCATCGTCTTGATTATCTAATTGAGCATTTTGTATTGAAATCTCTAATTGAGCTTGATACTCTGCATTCTCTTCATTAAATGTGTTAATTGCGTTTTGAATATTTGCTTGATATTCTTGAATTTGAGCGCCAATTATCTGTATTCTTGAAGAAACTAATTCTGTATCTTCGTCTGTATTAAGTAAAGTATTAGCGTCTGAAAAATCTGGAACTACTACTGGTTCAACATAAGTAGGAGCAGGTTGAGAAAAACTAACAGTAGTTGAGGTCAATACAGGTTCAGAAGGCGCAGAAGGTAAAGTACCTATGCTTGGAGCAGAAAAAAGTGGCTTTACAAAAGAAGGAAATGTTCCTACCTCACTAAAAGATACATCTGAATCTGCTAAAGAAGCTGGCGCTACAAAAGCTGTAGGTTCAGTAAAAGCAGTTATAGTCATATCTCTCATTTTTCTATATAATATGTTAATAGAAGTATATAGCACTGGAAGGTGATACATACTAGCAGGGAAGCTAGTAATGCTTCCATCTGTACTTTCATCGCCATTACTAACAGTACCAATAGTAACTACTTCTGCTGTAGCAGAAGATATCTTAATAGATGGACTTGAAGTTGGATACCAAACATTTGCAGGCTCATCCATATAACCTGAAGCTCCAACAAATAATCCTTCATCATAAATATTTGACCATGGAATACCTACTGAAAACTCTGAAGAACTTATAAAAGTTACTTGTAAGGTATTAGCTGTATAAATTGCCGGTAAAGCTGTTGAATTTGCTATTATATCTATAAAATCATTATTATTTAACCCATGGGCAGCATTACACCAAAACTTAGTTATATATACACCATCAACTAATTCTCTTTCAGCGCTTGTAATAGTTGCAGATGTCGTTCCTGTCCCAGGAGAAGGTAGTACATAAAGTTTATTAGCTAATCTGTAATACGACGGAGAATCTGGATAAGCATAATAAATACTCTCAATATCAGTGAGGTTGTATCTAAGCTTAGCATTTACCTCTGATGCTTCTTTTCCTCCTCTTTCAACGGAAAAAACTCGGTTATTTACAAGCTCTAAACCAGACGAAGTAACAGTCTGGTTAGAAGTAAACATACTAAGCTTATCAGGCATAGTCTTTTCTACACGTCCAATTACATCACGAATACCATCTTCGAACCACTGCTGAGTTTTGCCAGAGTATTCTAAATCTGTATCGCCTGTGTAATATTGTATTTGGTCTGTAAAACTTGCCATTTATTCCTTTAAGTTGAGGTAGGGGCAGAGAAAGAGAAGGAAAACCCCGCCCCTATAAATCCTCAGTTATTTAACTAACTACTAGCCTTCTGTAACAGCAGTATTACCATTGAATCTAACAATAGCATGAGTTTCAGGTAATTCAACCTGTAATCCAGCCTCTGTTATAATTTGGTCAATTCTACCGTCAACACCATTGTTTTGAACATTAGTTTCAATAAATGTATCACGAGAAATACCGTTACCAACTAATGGTCTATACTTAACGTGGTCCATATCAATAAGCATCATCATATCAGCATAAGGTCCTCTAAATAAAGGTTCTTGAACTAATGTGAATCCACCAAAGACAGTGTCAACTTGCATTACTTTATGCCCGAATTTACCATCCTTGTAACTTACATCAACTTGAAATGCACTAGTTCCTAACGTATTGTTTACAAAACCAGCACTACCTATTTTATTAAAGTAGCTAATCACACTTCTAGAAGCAAGACATAGCTTGTTACCGCTATTTCCTGACTCAGGAGCATAAAAATCTTCCATAATTGCTAAGAATGTATCATAAGTTGATGCAGCAGAAGCAGTCCCAGTATCATCCCATGCATAGTTATAGACCTTACCATACTTTTCAGTATAAGGAACTATACCCCATGTACGTCTAACATCAGCGTCTTGAGTACCACCCATTCCAAAAAGCATGCCTTTCTCAATATCCATTTTGTGTTCCATCAACTTTTCTTTCCAGACACGTTGCCATTCGTTAGCGATACCTCTATAACGAGTTGCTTGTGCTGTACCAGACATCATTGGTGATGCAGTTTTGAATATTTGACAATGCCCTTCACGTGCGTAAAGCTCATCTGCCCAGCCTTCTGGATAACTACTAGCTTCTTCAAAAGCAGAACCAACAACTTCACCAGGAGTACCTGTTGCAAAACCAATAAAGTCTGTTTCATTAGTCCCAACACATTGTACTCCGTCTATAGCCAAAGGCAAAAGAGTTAACGTTGCTTGACCTGCAACACTTAAAACAGGGTCCGCAGTTATTTTTGCTAACATTATTTTGTCAGTTGCACCTGTTCCGCCAGTAGCGGTTGCTACACTCACCTTTATAGATACAGTTTGATTCTTTAAGAGAAATCCAGGTTGAGAATTAGCAGCTTTATTGCCATATTTATCATAATCACATTCAACTACTAAAGTGATTGCATTGACATCAGTACCGTCGCCTAGTACTACCCAGCCTCCAGCTCCATCTGCATCTGCAGTTTGACCAGCGTGTGATGTGAAATTACGTCTTTGCCATTGATGACGTTGTTCCATGAATTTGAAAGTTGGGTCATCTGTTGATTGTTTTGCTACCTTTGAAAGGTATACAAACCAAGGTGTTTGTTCAGGAGCAAGAGATGCTACTCTGTCTCCAAAATTATATAGTCTACGAGTATTATCCAGTGAGCTTATAAAGCTAGGACTATTTACTCCTACACTAGGTGATTTTATTGTTGCCATTGTTTAAACCTCCAAGTTTAAAAATAATTTGTTTTATTATGGTCGCTAATCATGGCTTGCATCATTTGGTCTTCAATACTACCTTGTTGTCCCTCACCCGAACCTGATACTACTCCCATAGGAGATGGAACTTGTTGTGCATTCTGAGTCTGTTGAAAAGCAGGGGATGGCCCGTTATTGGGTACTTGTCCTTGTCCTGTCTCTAACTGAAACAATTTCCACAAATTGTCCATTGTAACTGATTTAGGGTCGCTATAACGTTGTACAAATTCCTGAGCTTGTTCTGGAGTAGCACCATACTGACCTTGTACATGTTGTACAGCTTGAGTCTGTTGTTGATGCCACTGTTGTTCGGCAGCTTGTCGTTTTAAAACTTCTTGCCGTTCTTTTTCCATTACTTCAATACGCTCATTCGTCTTTGCAGCGGTATATTGAGAATGAAGATAGTTATATTCATCCATATTATCTCGCCATTGCTCGACCTGATTTAAATATTGCGCTGACACCCCATTAGGGTCGGCCATCGCATCTTCCCTGCTAAACCCTGCAGGAGGGGCTGGTTTTCGAGGAGGTTCTGGGAACTTTTCTTCTTCCTGTTGTACTGGAGCTTGCGGTTGAGCAGGTTGTTGCATCTGTTGTTGCATCAACTCAATCTGCTTCTGTTGCGAGTCTATCAGATTCTGCCTCTTGTCAGCTTCTGATTGCCAATACTGATAACGTCTTTCGTCGTTACTCACAGGTTGTTGAGTTGGAGGGGTATCCACATTCTGTGAAGGCTGCCCTTCTTGTGGAGCCTGAGCTTGTTCTACGGTTTCTACCGGTGTCCCTTCGCCCATATTCTGGAATATTTCTTCAAACGAAGAAGGCCCAGTCGCCTGTTCCGGCTGTTGGGGTGTCTCTTGCATTTGCTGTTGTTCTACTTCCATTATTTCTTATCCTTTTTCTTTGATGAGTCCTTCTTAGGAGTGTCATCTTTCATTTTGTCACGGATTTCACGCTTAACTTCATCCTTAACCATATCTAAAAGGTCGTTAAGCCTATGCTCGAACAAGGTTGAGGCTGCAGAAGATTTATTCCCAAGTTTATCCAATTTGCCTTTGAATTTCTCGGTTTCAACCTTCTTCCGAAGATTAACTGCCTCTCTATCACGAGTTTGTAAGTCTCCTGAAAGTTTTTTAATCTGCTCTTGAGATGATTGCAATTGTTGCTGCAATTGGGTAATCATATCAGTACGCTGTAAAACACCTTCCATATCGAAGACTTCTGTCTTTTTCAAGACTTCATTTCTGTCGATTATGCCATTTTTATAAGCATCCATGTAGAGCTCTAACTCTGCATATCTGTTTGTAGGCATGGTTGAACCAGAAACGGCTACAACATCATATTTACCGACGGTTATATCATTGAATATAGAAATTTCACCCGTCTTGTCGTCTACTAATTTCTTATTAACAGTGTATTCCGTCAAAGAATTATTTGGTTGCACTATTCTAAATACCTTCTCAACTTGATATAATTGCTGCATAAGTGGTATTACTACGCGTGCTAAGCGTGTTAAGGCTGCTTCTATGTCCATCTGCTTAGACTTCATCTTTCTTTGTCCAAACTCATCTATAGATATAGTTGCTTTATATGTCTGCGGAGCTGCACCAGAATTACCCATCATAAGCTCGTATAAACCCAATTCATGGTCTATATCGGCTTTAGCATCTGCTTCATTTTTATACAACTCATTCGGTAAGGGCGATGGTTGTACATGGACAGGTTGACCTTCAGCAAAATCAATTGGTATGGCAACTCCGGGTTGTGCCCACTTCTCTTCGAACTCTTTCATATCAACTGAGCCTTCAGGAATAAGAATCTTCGCATTAGTCGAAGTAGTTGCGTGGGCTATTATCAAACTTCTTGTTTTATTGATATACTCTTGTAAACCTTTTACCATTCTAACGTCAGACATAGGAAATGGAGTACGTGTATGTAAATTACAAATAGGCACTATAGGGTAATGCTCAGTAGGTAATATCCTTGAATATAGCTTCTTGTCGCCCATTATAATGCACTGCTTTACTCTCTCAACCTGTACTTCGACAACCTGAATAATTCCCATTTCAATTAAATCGTTAAAAGTAATAGGAAGTATAGTTTGCCCTTGTTGCTGTAACTGAGCAGCTACTCTTTCATCAATAATAGGTTGGTCTTTATAAAACCATGCTGGCTGCTGTATGTACTGTTCATACTCTTCTGGCTCAAACAAATGCTCTTTTCCAGAAAAAGTTTCAAATGTTCTAAATTTTGTAACTAAAACTTTATAATATCTCTCATATCCTCTAACATACTCATTATTTTCATTAGTAAGTACATCTTCAGGGAAAGTAACCTCTCCATTATCGACACGACTAGTGCCGGGCATATCAGTATAATTTGAACTACCTGCATTCTTAATAGCAGATTTATACCTTGGATATAGCTGTTGAGCTTGTTCTTTAGTGAAAAGCCTAGAAATAATAATGTTTTCTGCGTCATCAAAGAATCTATCTCTAGCGTTAGGGTCGATATAAACATCTAAAGGGTCTATATTCTTAATACAAACTTCACCTTTACCCATATCCTTCATAGGGTCTTGATAAGCTAATAAACAGCCCATACCAGTAACATAATAATCATCAACGGCTGTTCTTAATTGCATATCACCATCAGAATGTTGCCACATATACTCTAAAAGAGCATTGAATACCTGAGATACCTTATTATCACTATCTTCTTTACCAGATACCCTAAAAGAAGGTTTATGAGAGGTAAGCATAGCTTTAGCTGCTTCTACAGCTGGATGTATACGATTGACAACTATAGGAGCTTGGCCTCTGGACTTTAACTTCTCTTCTTGTTCAGATGACCATTGTTTACCTAGTCGAAATTCTCGGTCTTCAATAGCATGTTCTGCCCAAACAGAGCGATTATTCGAGTATAAACGCCATAAACGCTGTGTTTCGTCTACTATTGATTCCTTTTTCTTGTCTTTTATGCCGTAAGCCATGCGCGTAATTTCCTACTTAAAGTGTCATCCAATCAAGAAAAGTTTTCTTGACAGACTTTTTACCTTGATTTTCTATATCTTTTAACCTACAGGGCTTTGCTTGGTCAAGTGCCATCCAGCATGCATCCATTATATCGTCATGCTTTCCTCTAGGGTAACTTAAAAACTCTGCTTGAGCTATATCATCCTGTGGTCTGAAGTGGAATTTACCCTTAGCAAACAACGGAACCATTGATATTAGCCTCTCACTCTTTCTACTACGTGGTTTATATCCCTTTTCTAGCCCGGGTATAAATAAATTTTCCTCTAACATCTTTTTTCTAACAGCCTGTCTAAGCGCTTCCTGATAAGCAACTGTCTCAATCTTCATACGCTTAGGTCTATACTTCTTATAAATTTCTATAATTTTATCAGGTTGTTCTGATGGATTAAGATGAGCTCTGTAAAGGTCGACAATATAGACGTTGTCTTCATGGTCCTTACCTAAAGTAGCAACTACAAAGAAGTCAGCCCTAGGATTTAATGAACTAGCAGGGTCAATACCAGTATAAAGTTCTACAGGTACTACCTTCTTTTCTTCTCCTATATTCCTAACTAGACAATTCTGCCCATCTATACGTTCATAGTCATAATGGTGTAGCTTTAGCCATTTATCCTTAAAAGGAGCGTCATCTGGAGCTTGGGCTATGTTCATATACTCCTGATAGAATCCAGTTAGGTTCCCTACTGACTCATACTCCATTTTTATCTGCTTTATACGTTCTTCAGAGAATCTTTCAGGCCAAATAGGCGAACCATCGTCATTTGTAATAGCATACCACAATACCTTCCATATAGGAGAGTCCTTAGCCCAGTATAAAAAGCAATCCTCGGATATAACAGTACCTACCATAAGTATACGCCCATTATCTGCTAATGATGGGATAACAGCTTCCGTAACCCATTTTCTATT